GTGGGAGGGGACATCGTTGTTGAATTAGGTACAAACCCTGTTGTACTTGGTTCATTGAATAACGTTGACTACTTCGTCAACGCGGGAACTCTGTTAGAGGACTTTGAATCCGGCTGGAACGGTGCAGGTGCAAACGGGAGTTTCGCAGCCGATACTGAACACTTCAAAACAGGAACGCAAGGTATAAAAGTAACCTCTAGCGATAATAATACCTTTATTATCTATAAGACAGTAAGTTGGGACTTATCGGTAACGGAATCGTTTGCTTTTTGGTTCTATGTGGATAATGTTAGTAAGGTGGGGAGTCCTGCTTACCAATTTAGACTTTCCTCTTTAGCCGATGGAAGTAAATATTTTTATTATGCGCTTAATCCCACCAAGTATAGAACAGGTTGGAACTACGTTAATATTCGTAAAGATGATTTTACCAATGTAAACGGCGAAAGCTGGTCTAATACAATGGTAAAGGTTTGGTTCGCAGCACGGGCGAAAGCCGGGGCAACCATTAATGTAACTTTCGATTCCCTTATTCTTAACTCCTATGCTACTCCTAAATGTGTTATCAGTTTTGACGATGCCTCAGCTTCCCAGTATAACGTTGCTTTTCCTTACATGCAAGGTTTAGGCTTAAAGGGAACTATCGCTGTTCCGGGTAACCTAGCAGGTATTCTTACGGTTAGTCAATTAACTGAAATGCAAACTGCCGGTTGGGATATTATCGGGCATAGTTATAACCATGTAGACTTAACTACCCTTTCTTACGCTGAATTAGTAACCGAGCTAACTAATGAAATTAATTGGTTAAACACTAATGGATTTTATCGTGGAGCATACCATTCAGTTACTCCCTATGGCTCTAATTCCAATGTTATTGAAAAAGTTGAGCGGCAACTTGGTATAAAAACTTCTCATACCGGTATAGTTGCTTTAGACTTTCCGGCAAATTATAATTTTCAGGCACTATCACATTATGGTATAAGTACTTATGAAACTCTTGCTGCTTATAAAGCGCAGATTGACGAAGCTATCCTTTATGGTAGGTTGGTTTACCTTAGTTTCCATAGAATTGTTACCCCCACCTCGCTGACTAACGATATAACCGCTGCTGACTTTGAAGCATTAATGGATTATATTGTTGCGTCCGGTATAGACGTGGTAACTATTAGTGAGTGGTACGATGGCTTAAACGAAGGAACTGGGGCAAGGGTACTTGCTGACGCCAGCCAAGGCGAAGCATCGGTTGGTATAACATCGGTAGCTGCGGTATTCATAACTGAATCGGTGGTCGTGACAGGCTTCATTACTACGGCGGGGGGACTTATCAATAGATACTTGCCGGGGGCGACTATGACTACGGTGGAAGGCCGTATTTATAGATATATTGCTACGGCAGGTTTAGCGGAAGGGGGAGGAACAACCTTTCTTTCCCATGTTTCTTGCTCAAGTGCTTCTAGTTTTCGTGCTTTTGGCGAGGTTTTCTTTGGCGAGATACTACGAAGTATTGTTAAGATATTAGCAAGAGCAACCATTAGTTGTACGGCATCAGCTTCTAAGTTACCGGCTGTTAGCTTGCAAAGTACAACAACGGTGGTTTGCCGGGGGACACTATTCAAAGCCGGGAAATTAAAATGCACTATTGACGGTATAGACCGGAGTAGTTGGGTCGCCATAGATACCGTGCAACTTACGGATGAATTAAATGTTAGAAACAGCGCACGGTTTAGACTTAATATTCCTGCCGATGCTCCGGTTAAGCCGGTTATCGGTTCAATTATTGAGTTTGGTAACGGCGTGTCTGTTCAATTCTCCGGTACAATTGAGCGTATGAAGAAAACAATGATTGGACGTTCCGGGGTAATTTACTATGATACCGAAGCAGTTGATTGGACACAGGTATGTGACCGTAGACTGGTGGCGCGTGTTTATACAAACCTTGCTATGTCTGAGGTAGTTTACCGTATATGGAATACTTACTTAAAAAGTGAAGGTTTGCAACTTGCTATCCAAGACACTGGCCCTATTATCACTAAAGCGGTTTTTAACTATCAAACAGTGACGGATTGCTTTAATGAGATTGCCGAGCTTACTGGTTATGCTTGGTATGTAGACTATTCTAAGACTATTCACTTTATAAACCGAGACAGCCTTACTGCTCCCTTTGCAATTGATGAAACGATGGAAACATCGCATGTACAGGAATTGGCTATTGAAGAAACCCGTTCTCAGTATAGGAATAAAGAGTTTGTTCACGTAACAAGAGCGCTGACTATTTCAAAAGTTGTTCGCTTTGTTGGTAATGGTCAACAACGGTCATTCCCTCTCGTTTACCCGATTGCCAAAAAACCGGAGAATATTACTCTTGTTAATGCGGCAGGCGGTAGTCTTGTACAGACTATCGGGGTACGGGGTGACGGAACGGATGATAAAGATTGGTACTATGCTCTTAACGAAAAAGAGATAACACAGAATGAGGATTCCCAACTTTGGCCGTCGCTCACTCCGTTCGATACCCTAGTTATCTCTTATCAAGGTAGCTATCAAACACTGATTACTATTCAAGACGATGCTGAGATTGCTGCTCGGATAGCCCTTGAAGGGGGAACCGGCATTTATGAACGGGTGGAAAATGACGCTAGGCTAGAAGAAGTTCAACAAGGCACTGAATACGCGCAGTCTTTGCTTCGCCGGTTCGGTATTATCCCTAAGAATGTTACCTTCCGAACAGATTTACAAGGATTAAAACCGGGACAAATACTAACGATGAATATGCCAACGTATGGTATTAATTATGAAGATTTCTTAATTACTGAAATAGAAGCATCCGATATTTCCGGTATGTTTTTCCGCTACCAGATTACTTGTGTATCCGGGGAATACTTGGGTTCTTGGGTAGACTTTTATAAAGCACTTGCCGGGGTTAGTTTAGCAAACAATAGCTACCTTATTCGTGATGACGAAGTTATATTGGAAACTTATACAGTTAGCGACGAATCATTTACTATTACAGAAAGTATAGTTGTTGCCGAGCCTTCTGCTATTTCCTACTTTGGAACAGCTAAGGTTGATAGGAGTGAGGTATGATAACTACAGCAGGAAAGCTACTTTTAATAAAATTACTATCAGGGGAGGATAACGATTATATTAGTTATCTAGCCGTGGGTACTGGTACAACCGCACCAACGCTGGCTGATACAGAATTAGAAAATGAATCGTTCCATTACAAAGTTGCTGTTAACATAAGTGGGGGAGTAATGACTGTCAGCACTTATATTCCTACCCACGCACCTGACCAAGTAATTAGCGAAGCAGGCTTAGTTACCGTTGACGGTAGGCTTATAATACGAGATACCTTTACACCGATAACTAAAACAAGTACAATACCGGTATTGCTAACGTGGACAATTACCCTCGCGGGAGTATAAAAATATGGCTAACATAGTGGTTTTTCCTACTGCTAATGATATAGGTGGGAACGGTAACGGAGAGGTTCTTTCGGAAAGATACCTTGCGGCTTACTTATCTTGCTTTATTAAAGGTACTATAGCTACAGCAGGTTTCGTTTCTTCCGGGTTTAGCTTGACCAGCTCCGGGTTAAACCTTACTTTAGCCTTGGGTACGGCGATTTTACGGGGTAGGGTTGTAGAAGTAGTGGGAAGTAATATTTTTGCTGTTACAGCTAACACAACTAACTATATCACCTTAGCTATCATGCTTAGCGGTTATAACGTTATCGGGACGAGGCTTGTTTGTAACGCTAGTTCGATTGTACCGGTGGATGGAATACGATTATGGAAAGTAGTCGCCGGGGCTAGCACTATTACTACTACTACAGACTATCGCCCAGTTTTAATAGCAAACGTTAATGCTCCTAGTTGGTGAGGAGGTAGGGAATATGTTAGAGTTAATACCGGCAGCTGAATATGGAATGGGTATTTTAGCATTAATACTCATGGTATGGCTTGTTCAATTTGTTATACGTCAACTTATGAACGTTATCATGGCTAATACCTCTGTTTTAAAAGAACTTTCTACCCTTATCAAAGTGCAAAGCGGTATTACAAGGCATGTTCTTGATAAGATAGAAAACCTAGAAGTAACTATATCAAGGTGTGATAAGAATGGCGACTAGAACAGTTAAAGCGGTTGGGGGCAGTTGGGGATTAAAAGCTACGTGGGTTGAAGGAGCAATACCGACTTCTGCCGATGACGTGGTTTGTGATGCTTCATCCGGTAATTTAGTTACTTACGCAAGTGGTACAACAGGTATTGATGTAGTTTGTAAATCTATTAACTTTACCGGTTATGCGGGAACGTTTCATCAAACGCATAATCTAACTGTTTATGGAAATTGCACTCTTGCTACAGGAATGACTTACACAACTGGTGCAACTTCCCGTATTGTTTTTTCTGGTACTGGTACATTAATTAGTGCGGGAAAAACTCTTTGTTTTTTGCGTATTAATGGCGCGGGAATTACTGTTACACAAAGTGATAATTTAGCAATAACAAATTCTTTAATACTTTTAAAAGGAACTTATGACGCAAACGATTATAATATTAGTATGAAGTATTTCGCGGGAAGTGATAATGGGGCAGATATTAGAGTACTAAGAATGGGTAATGGAATATGGACAGTTACAGGCAGAGATAGTAACAATAGAGCATGGAATTTTTCTTTGTACTCTACCGCGACGGTTTACTGTGAAGGTTCAACATTAGTTTTTGCTAATACTGATAACGTAATTACAGCATTTTATCCGGGTGTTAAATTTGTTTATAAAAATATAACAATTAATTCCAACACGGGAACTAGCGCACTTTTCAATATTGACCAATCTTTTACGTGTTATGATTTACTTATTCATGCAAAAAGAACGGTGCAACTCAAGGCTTTAATTACAGTAACTATTACTAATTCATTTGTTTGCGATACAGCTATAGATAATTTTGTCACTTTGAAGAGTATAACAGCAGGAAGTAAATGGTATATTGTCGCAAATAATCCAGTAACATGTAATTATATCTCGCTAAAGGATAGTTCCGCTTCCGGTACAACTTTTAAAGCCGGTGGTTCTACTAATGTTTCTGGTAATAGCGGCTGGCTTTTTGTCGTAGTTGATACAAGTTCTGTTGTTGATATACAATCTTTTACTTATATAATTGCTAGGGAGGCGGGAGAATCCGCACCTGTTATCTGTGTTTTTCCTTCCGAGAATAACATAGGTGGGGGTAAAGAGATAACCGAGAAATATCTTGCTATGCTTATCTCTGCTATGTGCAGGAACGTTAATGGGTTTGTGGTATCCGGTTTAGCTGGCCCTCCGCTAACTCCCAATCCGGGGCTAGTGTTTACTATTGCGCCGGGAACTGCTATTATTATGGGTAGGTTTGTTGAAGTACAGGGTGCAACTATTTTTAATTTAACGGCGGGGCAATCTTACCATTATATTACGCTAGGAATTACTATTAGTAGTAATAATGTAATTTCAGTACAGTTTGGTTATACCAATAGTACTGTTGTACCTACTAATGCTATTCGGTTATACAAAGTAGTCACAACTAATAATTTACTTAATTCTTACACTGATTACCGGCCTAAACTAAATAATATAATTAGTGTTCCTGTGCTATAGGAGGCATAATGGCGACCTACTATATTTCTCAACAACGCGGGGTGGATAGCAATAACGGAACTAGTCAAGCAACACCTAAATTGACAATTGCGGGCGTTACTGCTTTAACGCTTGCTGGAAATGATATTATTTATATTGGGCCGGGAACGTATGCCGAATCAATCGTTCCGGGGCAAAGTGGAACAGCAGGAAATCCAATTACTTGGCAAGCTGACCCTGAGTGCCGTTACTTAACAAGTGATACGCCGGGGAGAGTACGAGTAACTAGACTATCTTCTAATAAACCAACCGCAAACAGGGTAGTAGACCTTGCTACTGCTGTACGAAGTTATCACACTTTTAACGATTTTATTTTTGATGGAGCAACAAGTACGGCAACCATTATTACTTTTGCTTGCGCCGGTTCCGCCGGTAATATACTTAACCGTTGTGTACTTTTTGGTAGTTATTATTGTATTTCTGGGCCAGCTACCGCTAACGATTGTATCTTCTCCTCCGCATATACCTGTGTAACCGGAGCTACTTGTAATCGTTGTATTGCTTATGGGGCTAATACAGGATATTATAATAGTACTTGCTATGCTTGCGTTGCTTATGGGCAACGGGGTTTTGACGCTTGTACAACAGGAGTTAGAAATTGTATTGCAATCGGTTGTTATCAGTCTGGTTTTCATAACGCTACCGTCTCTAATAATTGTATGGCATTTAGCTGTGTATACGGTTGGTATGGTAAGATTACTTCTACCTGCGCTAATAATATAGCAGTTAATTGTTCTACGGGTTTTACTGGTACAGGTACTAGCGATAAGTTAACTATAACTAATTGTTATGCTTATAACTGTAACATTGCTGACGGGACTAATATTGTTGGTACATCAACGGCAGCTAATGAAATATGCTTCGACTACGCTTGGTTTGAAGGACATAAATTCTTCCGCTTTTTTGATGCAATGGGGCTTCTTAATCTTGGTAATGCAACTTATGCGACTACTGACTTTTGGGGGCGAACACTTCCTCAAGGTAACGGCACTGTTGATATAGGACATAGTGAAAGTCCTAACGAAACAATCTCTTTTACCTCCGGCGATTACCGAACAAACCCACCGGCAATTATTATACCGACAAAGGGACAATACTTTATGCAAGTAGCTGTTGAAGCGGGTAAAACGTTAACGGTAACTTGTCAAGCTAAGTATACGGGTACTGCAACAACTAAGCCAACTCTATCAATACAAAGTCCTTGCATAACAACACAAACAGATACTATGACTGCTGCAGCAAGTACTTGGGAAGAGTTATCAGTAGCAGCCGCTATACCAATTGATTGCGTAATAAATATACTTTTATCGTCTACTAATGCCGATACAACTAACGCTTACTTTTCTGACTTTACAGTAGGAATGGCTTAAATGAACGTATCTTTAATTGTAGTTAAGGGAAGAGTTGTACCTACTATCTCTGGTAGTCAGGGGTTGATTGTCGTCAAAGGTAGGGTTGTCCCTGACCAATTTCCGGCAGGGGGGACGGTGCGGGAAGGAACTTGTTCAGTAAGTTCGACTGCTACCATAGCCAATGTAATTAGTGCTATTATAGCAGTAGGAAGTGCGTCGGTTAGTTCGGTTGCTACCATTGCTAATATAGTTGCTTGTAGGCTACAAAACGCTACTGCTTCTATTACTTCGACTGCTACTATAAATAGCATCGCTTCCCGTCAGCAGTTTGGTTCTGCGTCAATGACAGGGGCGGGTGGTCTTGCCTGTGACGGCGATGCTATACTTGACGGTATTTCTGCGCTTACTTCAAACGCCGAACTTACTGCCGTTGCTCATGTTATTGCTGTAGGAGTTACTGCGATAACAGGAACAACGGCATTAACTACAACTGCGGTTGCTATATGGGTAAGTAGTTCTAGCGTATCTTCTGAAGCAGGTGTTTCCGCAGGGGCGGTTGCTATATGGGTAAGCAGTTCTAGTATAACTTCCGAAGCAAGTGTTTCCGTAAATGGGATAAGGGTACGAATAAGTAGTTCTAGCGTATCCTCTGAAGCAAGTGTTTCCGCAGGGGCGGTTGCTATATGGGTAAGTAGTTCTAACGTATCCTCCGAAGCAAGTGTTTCTACAATTGGGATAGGGGTACGAATAAGCAGTTCTAGCATATCTTCCGAAGCAAGTGTTTCCGTAAATGGGATAAGGGTACGAATAAGCAGTTCTAGCGTATCTTCCGAAGTAGGTGTTTCCGCAGGGGCGGTTGCTATATGGGTAAGTAGTTCTAACGTATCCTCCGAAGCAAGTATTTCTGTAAATGGGGAGGTAACACAAGCGTCTAGTTCTGTTAGCATATCTTCTGAAGCAAGTGTTTCCGCAGGGGCGGTTGCTATATGGGTAAGCAGTTCTAGCGTATCCTCCGAAGCAAGTGTTTCCGTAAATGCAGTTGCTCAATGTGTTGGTCATATTGATATACTAGCAACAACGAGTTTATCAGCAAATATATATTCTTCATTAACTATTAGTTCGTCAAGTAGTTTAATAATCAACGCATCTTCCGTGCAGGGAGGAACCGCCACAGTCCCGTCGTTAGCAACGATAGTTGTGGCAGGCAAGCGGTACTGTTACGGCGTTACATCGCTACCTGTAAATAGTTCGGTAGCAGTATCCGCTTGTCAAATTAGTGTTGGCAATTGTTTAATTAACAGTGAAGCACAAACAACGGTATATGCTATACGTGTACAAAATAGTAGTGTAGAGATAATTTGTGCTGCTACAGTAGACATTGCTACCACATCTTTTGGCATAGTAAATATAGTAAGCGAAGTAGGGGTCTCTTGTTCTGCTATACGTGTGAAAAATGTCACTACTTCTATACAAGTTGTGACACTTTGTACTGTACACGAACAACGAATAACGGTAGGTCGCTTTACTCTTGAAGAGCGGGTCGGTACTTGCACTCTTATAAATTATTTAATTCCGGTTATAAACCAGATAAACAGATATGGTAGTGTTATAGTGACAGAACGCTTAGTTGAATTAACACTAAACGAAAGGGTTGTCAGTATTAACATTCCATAGTATACTGTTACAAGGGAGGGGCGCTTATGGCATCTTTAATAGGTAACACGGTTAGATTAACGGCTACCTTCGTTGACTGGTTAAACGTTGCTACTGACCCTGACGTTGGTACTGTTGTTTTTCGAGTTTACGATAGCGAAAAAGGGCAGATAGGTACTGACTTACCATTACCAGCGGGAACTTATAAAACTGAAACGGGTGTTTGGCAATATGATTATCTTGTTCCCGCAGGTAACGATTTTTTAATTGTAGAGTTTTATGCTACGATTTCTTCACTACCTATTGTTAATAGGCTTGTTATAGAGAGGGCTTTTTATAATGATTGATTTTACTACAATTGCTGAGTATTGTACTTGGGCGGGAACCAACCAAGCGAACTTGCCGGGGGATTTTCAACGACAAATTAGACGTGCTTCTGAATTAATTTATGAAAAAACCTTTCTTGCTTGGACATATCCAACGCTAACTATTGATGTTCCTACTGCGGTTAATGAAGCAACTTGCGCTCAATTAGAGTATTGGTTACTGGAAACTGGCGAGGGGTACGACAGATTACCTGATAAAGAGACGCCGATACTTGCCCCTAGAGCAAAACGACTTCTTTGGCTAGGGGGCTACCTTAACAGAACTGTTTATGCTACAGATACTTGGATTTCAGGAGAAGAAAATGAGGATACCGAATAGCCGCTTGCCGCATCGTTGTGTTATCCATAACAAAATCGGACAATCTTCGTTTGAATCAACAGAAGATATACGGCGGGACGTGCCTTGCGTTATTAAGCAAGGGAAGAATCTTAATCGGGGTATCACCGAGGGCATTGTGTTATATGATGCTATTATGACACTTAATATAGAAGATGTACCGAACGAAGGTTCAAGCGTTTTATTTGGTGAAATAACTTATACAGTAAGAACTGTAACGCCGGTTTATGATAAGTTTTTTCATATTATTTCTTATGCTATAGGGTTACAAAAATGATTGAATTAAAATGGTATGGCAACGAGTGCTTAGAAAAACTATTACAAAGGACTGAGAAAGCCATGCGTCCTGCTGCTGAAATAGTAATGAGCGGGGCGGATACTGATTGTCCTTATGATACCGGTTTCTTGCTTTCTACCAGAACATTAGATATAGAAAGAGAAGGTGATAAAATAATTGGTATTGGCGGTTATACTACTGATTATGCTATCAAGGTGCATGAACATCCTGAATGGAATTTTCAGCACGGTAAGAAGGGTAAATGGTTAGAACTAGCTGCAATTAATTTACAAAACGCTTATGCCGAAGCATTACAGGCAGGGATAAAGAAATGATTAGTAAAGGGTTAGCTAAGTATTTACATAATTTAAACTTAGGCGTCTATTCCGAGACATTAGCAGGGGCAACCATTGCTTGTGAATACTTACCGCCTACCCCTGATATAATTACTATGCTAAGAACCTACACAGGTATTGCCACCGATGCCAAGTTAGGGTATGATACATACGGTGTACAAGTATTTGTACGTGGGGCGAACGCAGACCCTAGACCGGTAGAGATACGAGCAATGGCTGCTTACAATGCTTTACATGGAATAGGTAATGTAACATTACCAGAAGGCACTGAACTAATAAATTGTTATGCTATGCAACCTCCGTTTTCATTAGGGGTTGATGCAAACGGCAGGCACGGTTATGCCTTTAACCTATCCTGCGAAATACGGAACGCTACTGTAAGGGAGTAAATAACCATGCCAACCAAAATTCTTGCCCGTGACTGGAAAAAACAAGTTCTTTCCGGGGGTAACTACTTGGAAATCAAAGGTATTCATGCTTTTTCTGTCGCAGCACAAAAGCAAGATGCCGATACTACGGACTTTGAAAGCGCCGGTCGTAACGAACACGTTGTGGCGTCCCGTGGTACGACTATTACTTTAGAGGGGTATTTTTTAGAAAGTTCTGCTGCCACTAAAGCTTCTCTAACTACCAACCTGTTGCTTTCCTATAACGACATGAAGTTTGAAGCGGCTACTACGGGAACTGGTGGTAACTTGGTGCATATTGAATTCCTTGGCGGAACAGGGGATTCTACACTTATTACTACGGTAACAGGTAATCTCGTTTCGGTACAACTTGCGAAAACAGCAGGTACTATTACTTCTATTGCTTCCGCAGTTAAAGCATCTATTGAAGCAGCGGCTGACCCAACACACGGGCAACTTACCATAACTTACCCGCCGGGGAATAACGGTGTGGGGACTATGAAAGCGATGGCAGACACTTACCTTGCTGGTGGTGCTGCTAACGGTGGAAGGGATATGGGGCAAGCTAAATGTGAATCCCTTGCTAACGTAGTAAGTACTACTGCACAGGGTACATTCCGCTTCATTACACCGGGACTTACTCGGTGGGACTTCGATGCAACGGTAGACGTTGAGGGGCCGGGGGGCGATACGAACGCTGCTGCAAGTTGGAAAGCAACGCTCACTGTTACGGGCGCAATAACCGTTACTTAATTAACCGTTACTTAATAAAGGGGGATATTATTATGGCAGTTGGAAAAGTGCTTGCCCGCGACTGGGGCAAAAAGATTGGTAGCACAGAGATTAAGGGTATTCACGCCTTCTCTATCGCTTCACAGAAGCAGGACGCCGATGTGACGGACTTTGAATCTAACGGGAGAAACGAACACGTTGTTGCTTCCCGTGGTACAACCATTACCCTTGAAGGGTACTTCATGGAAGATGTTAGCACGGGCGCTCGCGACCCCGGTCAGGAAGCCGTAGAAACCTTAGCTGGCTTGGTCGGGCCGACTTCCATAGCTGCATTTACGCTAACTACGCCGGGGGGTACTACTTGGGTATTTAATGCTTCCGCTGACGTTGAAGGGCCGGGGGGCGATACGAACGCTGCTGCTTCTTGGAAGTGTACACTTATGGTTAGCGGTTCAATCGTTATTACCTAAAGAAAAAGGAGTTTTTATGTCTGAAAGATTTATTGATTTTGACCCTTTTATCAAAGAGGTTCAAAAAGACCCATTAGTCATTAAGCTATTTGATAAGCAGTATACCCTACCTGCTTCATTGCCTGCTTCGGTTATGCTTCGTATCCTTCGTTTACAAGCAGAACACGAAGGGGAGCTTCCCCCGCATGAAATCCTATTTCTTGCTGAGGAATTTATGGGTAAGAATGTTATGGAAGAGTTGCTTGCTAATAATAACTTCTCCCTAGAGATTATGGGACAACTTATTTCCGATGTTATTGCTGTTTATTCCGGGGGCAAAATACCGCATGAAGGCGAGGGAGAACCCCCTTTAGCGAGCTAGTCGGCACTGAAGATGAGGGATATGATAAGTTATTCCAATACTGGGTTTACCTAGAGGCGGATTTCCATAGAGAATACGGGCTTATACTATCCCTTATTTGGGAAGAAGAATGGTTTACATGGCGATTCTTCCTTACCCGTGTTAGGGGTCTAGGTGTAGACGCAACGTTTAATATTATGTCCTCTCCTGACAATGAACAGGAGAAAGTTCTTGATGGCGATAAGTACGAAAAACGTGCTATCTCTGTTATGCGACAGCATGGCGCAACTATTCTTGATGGAGAAAAGTAATGCCTTTAACAGTAGCAGAACTTAATGCTGTATTTACTACAGATTCTAGCGGTTTGAAAACTGGAATTGCCAGTGCAGAAAAATCGTTAAAGTCTTTCGCCAACTCTATGCGAGATATAGGTAGTGGTTTAACTAAGCACGTTACTGCTCCTATAATAGCTGCTGGCTACGCAATATTAAGAGCAGGACAACAAGCGCAACGCGCCGAAAATATGGTTAATCTGGCGTTCGGTAAGATGGCTAACCATATAACCCAATGGTCAAGGAACACCGGAACAGCAATCGGTCTTTCCGAAGAGAGTGTCGCTTCTTTTGTCTCAACTGCCTATACGCTAAATCAAAGTTTAGAGATTACCGCTAGTAACTCTTTGATAATGGCAAAAAATATTACTACCTTAACAGGCGACTTATCGGCACTTTTGCAACTTGACCCGAAGGAGGTTTTTGATGCCCTAGAAGGCGGTGTAATTGGTCGTACTAGGGGACTAATTAAGTTGGGCATTACGCTAAAAGATACTGAAATCTTGGAGAAGGCTGTTCAAATGGGCTTGGCTACTTCTATTAAAGAAGTAAGTGAGGTCGCCAAGGCAGAAGCGCGTTATCAATTAATCCTAGACAAAACAGGTAAGGTACAGGGCGAGTATGCTAAACATTCTAGCGACGTTGCGAACTCTCTTCGTTCGCTAAAGAACGAGTTAGAATCGGTTGGTAAAACCATCTTCTTAGCAATAAAACCCATTATCGAAACAGCGTTAAAAAGTGTCCATGAGTTTGTGAAAAAATTACAGGAACTCGCTGATAAGTTTAAAGCACTACCGCGAAGAACACAGGAAAATATAATTAAATTCATTGCTATGGCAGCGGCTATTGGGCCGGTGTTAGTAGCGGTTTTCGGACTCACAGGTTACCTTACGAGTCTCGCCGGTGTTATTGCTACCATCGGCGGGACTTTTTTAGCTAATCCTGTCTTGCTTGTTGCTATTGCTGCCGCAGTTGCATTACTAGCAAGTCATTGGCGGGAGGTCAGAGACTTCTCCCTGTTAGCCGCCCGTGGCATACAAGAAGTTCTTGATAAATTAAAACCACAACTTATTGAAGCGTTTAAACAAGTTTGGAATAATCTTAAATCCGCTATTGATGCTGTCTGGCAAGCTATGCAAACCGCCCTTAACGGACTTGGTATTGATAAGTGGACTATCTTAAAAGGCGTTTTAAAAGGATTAGTTGAAATAGTTATCGCCCTTGGGGAAGCGTTCGCTACTATGTCAGCAGCAATAGAAATGGCGGCTGCTGCCCAGATGTGGTTGGATGCTCAGTCAAATATGGCGCATCATCCCTTTGATAGAGCAGCAGTTGCAAAGGATAACGAACAAATTGCAATTGCTACTGCAAGGTATAACGATGCTGTAGCACGTAGGCGTACCGTTGGCGAGGCACTTAACAATCTTAGAACAAGTGGCGATACAGCTATCAATGATTACGCCGGTACTGCTAGACGAAACGAGGGTATGCCGGGTGGTACGGGAAATTTTAATACATCAACTAATCGTTATGGGCAAGGTTCACAATGGTTACAAGTTGAGGCTGCTCGTCAAGCACAATATGCAATAGCTAATTCTCCGGTTAGTTTACGTGTCTCCGGTGGGAGAAGTTACCGAGCGCAAGCACAACTTCACGCCAAGAAATCTAATCAAGCAGCCGCACCGGGGAATTCTTACCACGAAGCGGGTTTAGCAATTGACATCAATACAATTGACTTAAACAAGTTACGAAAGAAACTTGGGGGACAAGCCCAGTTAGATGCTTACTTAGCAAGGTTTGGTTATGTTCAGCCAAGTTGGGCTAGAGCAAGAGGTAGCAATCCTGAACCTTGGCACTATGAATACCAGCCTATAACTTCTCGTGTATCCGCGCAATCGGCGGTAACTGCGCTTAGAAAAACGCATCCAGAACTCGGGGCGGGAGGAAGCGGCTCGGCTGGTGCTGGTTATATTGGTGGATTATCCATTGGTGCGGGAACGTCCACACAGCAGGCAACTACCCTTATTGATAAACTTGTCGCCCAAAGGGTTGATTTGCACACGGCGGCTGGCAGATTAGTACAACAGATTGCCCCTAACAACCGCGCCTTACGGTTAAAGCTCTTGCAAGCAGTTGAACCCAATATGACTCGTTGGCGAACTGATATAGGTGTAGGAACCCTAGATACCGGCTCAGCGATTAGTTCCATGTGGGGACAAATGATGGATACTGTCTACCCGGAGGGTGGTAAAGAGGCAGACAATAGTGTTATCGCTAAACTTACTCGCGGTGAACTTGGTAAGAAGGGCGATATGCACTCGGCAGCCGATGTTATAATGAGGACGCTTGGTGTAGCACCTGAGCAACAAAAACTTATTCGCGAACAACTAGAAAAACTTTATCCTTCGCTTATCAACTCGATGAAAACTGGCGCGACGGATTGGACAGGGGCGGTTTCTACCATTGAGCAAGCTGTTCGTACCCAGTTTGAAACAATCGAAGATAATTGGAGTAGGTTAGGCGAGAATATAACTAAATCGCTTAACAAAGGTTTCGTGGACACGAAGGGATTAGAAGTAGGAAGTTTGCTCGAAACTACCATACAATCACTTGCTGAGCAGTCAGTACAAATGGAGGACTTGGTAGCTAAGTATGGCAAGGATTTTATTAAACAACTAACCGATGCTGCTAGTAAAGATGACTGGACAACCTTTGATAAGTTGATTGCTGATAACTTAGGCGGGGCAGTCCAAGAAGCTAAAGATAAAATTGAATGGGATAAAGCACTTGCTTTAAAACAAGAAGCAATTGATAAAATAAAAGCTAACTTTGTTAAACTAGGGGGAGAAATAGCAACTGCTCTTAGTAAGGGTATTGATAATTCTCAACTGCTGGATGTAGGAGATATGCTTGACAATACCATCGCTAGCTTGGCCTCCGAAGCAATTCGTATGGAAGAGTTAGGCGATAAGTACGGGCAGGATTTCCTACGTGCGCTTATCGCAGCAGCAGGTAATCAAGCAGAGATAGATAGATTAATCAAAGAAAAGATACCTAATGAAGTTGATAATGCCATTAATAATCTTAAACTTGATGCGATGTTTAGCAAGAAGGGCGGGTTTGTCGGTAAGGCAATAAGCGTTATTGACGAACGCGCTAGACATTCTTTTGAAGCGGTGGGGGAGCAACTTGGCGCTGATTTAGCTAAGGGTATCGGTGAAGGGTTGCAAAGAGAACTTAGCACTGGCGATATGATAGGTAGTATTGTACAGGATACAGTTAGTCGCCGAATGAGGTTAATGGCGAATCAAGGCTATCTCGGAAAAGATGTAGCAAAAACTATGAGTGACTGGCAAGGAGCCGTTGCTGAAATAAAAGACCCAGCATTAAGAAATAAAGCATATCAAGAATTAGCTAAATGGTCAGCCGCACAACTCGCTCCGCTAATTAACACTGAGTTAAATAGACAACTGATTGAAACATTGGCTAGTATGCCAGCGAGTGCGTGGTTGCCTTACGGTACAACGCTTATTGAACAAATAATGATTGGCTTTAAAAACGGTAACGTTGTTGCTTCTGACGCCATTAACTTAATGTGGCAACAAGTGCAAATAGAGCAGTCCTCCTCTTCACAAGCAACAGAGATTATCCGAGGACTAGGCGAAGATTGGTGGAAGAAGTTTCTCAAGGAATGGAATATTACTGGCATAGAACAAATGGCTAATCTGAAATCCCCTGCTGCATGGGAAGCGCTGCGAAAGAAGATGGTAGAGGAAGCAGGTAAAACGGGCAAGGCCAGCGGAGAAGCCTTCCAACGTCAAATGTCTGTTGCTTTCGATTTAATACAAAGCGGGGGAAAGATAAACGGATTAGGCGGATTTCTTAGTACCATAGCTAAATTATTTAAAGGAACAACCGGTGACATAATTAGTGCCGTGGGCGGCGGGTTATCTTCTGGCGGAGGGCTTGGCTCTATTCTTGGTGGCATAGGTATGCTATTTGGGCCAGTCGGCGGTGTAGTCGGTTCATTACTAGGAGGCATATTCGGTAAGGGTAAGAAAGGGCCAAGTCAAGCAGAGCTAGACCAAAAAGCCAAGATGAAGCAAGCTGGACACGAGATTGTCTGTTCAGTTATTAAGGGAATGGTTGAACAATACCCGGAACTAGCTAAAGCTACTGTAGATATGTGGAAAACAGTGGATAACGCAAAGAGCACGGGAGGTTTAATCGGCAACCTTGCCGGAAAAACAACAGACATTACTGCACAATTAACTGGTTTAACTAACGGTATAGCAGCTACTTTCCAGATAATTAGAGAAAGTGTTTATAAAGTCTTAGGTATTAGTATGGCGGAGGAAGATAAGGCTATCAAAGCTAACCGTGCCGCCTCTGAGAAAATCATCCTTAGTATCATCAAAGGAATGGAAGCGAAGTTTCCGGGGTTAAAAGATATAGCTGCCAAGATAAGAGAGCAAGTCGAAGGTATAATGAAAACTGGTTGGCGAGATTCCGCTGATTTAACTAGACGGTTGGGCGACCCTAAACTCGCTACTTCAATCATGGATGAATTGATTAAAGCCGTTCCGGGTTTAGCTAGAAACCGCGCCTACTTAGAGAAAGCATTACAAGACCAATTAGCAATAATGATGAAACAGTTTGGGGGAGTAGAGATTGACCCCGCAGCTATGCCAGCAATAGGCGCAGCAATCATACAAGGATTAATTGA